TGATGCTGGTCAGTGTCTGCACGTCAGCAAATCCATATTCAATTTATCTAAAGGATGTTTCTTATGTCTGAGTTTATTAAAGCTCAAGCAGAAGGCCGCAACAACCTGATTGCCCAGATGCGTGACGTTCTTGACGTTGCTGCTGGTGAATCACGTGGTCTATCTGCTGAAGAAAAAGTCAAGATTGAGCGACTAGAGGCTGACATTGATGCCCGTGACGCTGCCATTTCGACTGCTCAAAAAGTTGCTGAGCGTGAAGCACGTGCGGTTGAAGCCGCTCAGGGTTTCTCACCGGCTGAAGCCCGTCAGTCAGATGACGGTGACCTACTGCGTTCAATCGCACGTGGCGAAATGCGTGGTCACGAATTCGTTCGTGAAACCCGTGCCGCCCTTGTGCCTTCGTCAAACACTGTCGGTCAATCGTTCTACAACCAGGTGTTTACTATTGCCCAATTGGTCGGCCCTATGCTTACCACTTCGGAAGTTTTCAACACTGCTTCTGGTGAATCACTAGTGATCCCAACCGCAACTGCCCGTTCTTCGATTGGGTCTGTTGCTGCTGGTTCGGCTATCACCGAAAGCAACCCTACTTTCTCAAGCATCACACTTGGTGCTGAAAAGTATGCTGCCCTAGTATCTGTTTCAAGTGAGCTTCTAACTGACGCTGGCTTTGACATTTCGGGTTACATCGCTCAGGAACTTGGAACTGCACTAGGCCTTTCGGCTAACAGCACTCTAACCACTAAGCTTTCTGCTGCTGCTGGTTCGGTTGTTACAGGTGGAACCGGTGTTTCAGGTGCTGCTACTTATGAGAACCTGATTGACCTTGTTTACGGTATCGCTGACGGTGCGCGTGTTCTTCCAGGTTTGGGCTTCCAAATGTCGAAGACCGGTATTGCTGCTGCCCGTAAGATGAAGGATGGTGCTGGAAACTACATTTGGTCTGACAGTGCTGTTCCAGGTCAGCCAGCAACCCTGCTAGGTTACTCAGTATATGAGAACCCTGCTGTGGCTGCTGTTGCTACCGGTGCTAAGTCGGTTCTGTTCGGTCACCTACCTTCGTTCAAGGTTCGTGTCGCTGGTGGTGTTCGTGTTGATCAGTCAGCCGATTACGCCTTCAACACTGATGTTGTAACCTATCGTGGAATTATCCGCCTTGATGGTGGTCTGACTCACGCTACCCACATTGGTTACTTCAAGGGTGGCGCAAGCTAAACACTTGCCCTTAAATTCACAACCCCCCGTTTGCGTAGATTCGGGGGGTTGTGTTTTTCCCTGCGTAGGGGGATTGCAGGAAACTTAGGGGATTACTTCCAAACGCCACTTGCTTCAATGGCACGAAGAATAGTGATGCCGTTGATTTCTTTGTTTCCCAACGCCTTTAGAAATGCCTGGCGGTCTTCTTCGTTGTGGATGGTGTAGTTGTGGAAGATGTTCATTTGCTGTTCGGTGTAAGCAGTCATTTTGATTCCTTCTGTTTGGTGTTGCTTCCTTGTGTTTATATTCAACCACATTTCAAACAAAAAATGTGAGATTTTTACAAAAAAGTTTGACCGTTATGAAACCGTTATTTTGCTACTATTTCAGTAACGAAAGGAAACAACGTGGGCAAATCGGGAAATCCTGCCAAACAAACCAAACCCCTAAACGGTGCAGTAGCCATTTGGTCTAATTCACCAGGTATGCCAACCGGTTATGGCGAACAGGCAAAACTGTTGGTTGATCTGTTGAAACGTGACGGGGCTAAAGTTGCTGCTGTTTCAAACTATGGTTTGGAAGGTGTAGTTGATGAATACCGTTCACCTTATGGCCCTGTTCCACATTATCCGCGTGGGCTAGACGCTTACAGTAACGATGTTGTAGGTATGCACTATGCACACTTTATGTCGCAACATCCTGACCTGCCAAAGCTACTAATCACCCTTTATGACACTTGGATTTTGAAGGGTAACGGGTGGGATGGTAAACCGATTGCTTCTTGGATTCCACTTGACCACGTAACCCTGCCACCTGCTGTTGCTGAATGGGCTAAACGGGATAACGTCACCCCTATCGCTATGGCACAACACGGTGTGCGTCAGTTGAATAACGCTGGCATTGAATGTGAATATGTGCCACATTCGATAGACACAAAATTGATGAAACCTACTGACACGATTGCAGGGCGTGACGGGCGTGACTTTATTGGTGCAGGTGATCGGTTCGTTGTGGGTATGGTTGCCGCTAACAAATCTTCAGGGCTGATTCACAGAAAAGCATTTAGTGAAAACTTGTTGGCGTTTAGCGTCTTCCACCAAAAATACCCTGACACGATGTTGTATCTACACACCGACTTTTTAGGTGCTGGCGGTGTCGGCTGGAATTTGCTCAAAATGTTGGCAGCGTTTGGTATCCCGAAAGATGCTGTGACGTTCCCTGCCGTGCAGGATTACCGTTACGGTGTCAGCCGTGAAGACCTGGCTGGCTTCTATACCGCTATGGATGTTCTACTTGCCGTGTCTTACGGTGAAGGTTTTGGCGTTCCAACTGTTGAAGCTCAAGCGTGTGGCACACCCGTTATTGGTTCTAGTTGGGCCGCAACCCCTGATTTGCTTTCTGAAGATTGCTGGATGGTTGACGGAACAATGTTGTGGGATGCAGGGCAGGATGCGTTGTGGATGACCCCAAACGTTTCGTCTATCGTGTCGGCATTAGAACTTGCTTATGAGCGTGGGCGTGGCAGGTCTGAAGCGTCTGTGCAGTTCGCAAAACAGTTCGATACTGAAATAGTGTGGCAAACCCATTGGTTGCCTGTATTACAGAAGTTGTTGAAGTGATTCCCGTTTTAGGGTTCGCGGTGGTCAATCAGTTCGCTAAGGCTGACCGGTTGCTGGCTTCCATTGATTACCCTGTTGACCATTTAGTTATTGTTGATAACAGTGGCACGGCGTTTTGGAATCCTGTCAAACCGGAATGGGTGGCAAACCTGTGGGTTGTGCGTGTGCCGTTCGGTTTAGGTTTGGTCGGGGCGTGGAATCTAGTTATCAAGTCAACGCCTTACGCACCGTATTGGTTGCTTATCAATGATGATGCGTGGTTTGAACCTGGTGCGTTGCAACAAATTGCTGACGGTGTTGATCCGTCAACGTTGAACTTTATTGGCACAAATCCTGAATGGTCAGGTATTGCGATTGGTGAAAAAGTTGTTGAAACTGTTGGCCTTTATGATGAACGGTTTTACCCTTTGTATTTTGATGATAATGATTATGAGCGGCGCATTACTAACGCTGGTTTTGTTATCAACCGTATTGGGGCTGTGGTTCATCACGAAAACAGCAGCACGTTACATTCGGGGTTTCAGGAAAAGAACGCCGTGAGCTTTAGAAACAACCAACTGCTTTATGAAACGAAGGTTGCTGTTGGTGACTATTCTGAAGGTAATTGGTCATTAGCGATTAGAAGGGCAAATCGGTGGGATTGAAAGTTTATACAGGCGGCACGTTCGATTTGTTTCACGCAGGTCACGTCAACTTTTTGCGTGAATGTTCACGGTTCGGGTCGGTCACGGTGGCATTGAACACTGACGAATTCATTGAAGCGTATAAAGGCAAACCACCCGTTATGTCTTATCAGGAACGTGCTGAAGTGTTGCTGGCGTGTCGCTATGTTGATGATGTTGTGCCAAACTTTGACGGGGCTGATTCTAAAACTGCGATTGATTGGGTTGCCCCTGATGTTGTGATTATTGGCAGTGACTGGGCGGTGCGTGACTATTATGCCCAGATGGGTTTCACACAAAGTTGGCTTGATCAGCGTGGCATTAGTTTGTGTTACATCCCTTACACGCAAGGCATCAGTTCGACTGACATTAAAGCCCGAATCAGTTGGCGGTAAACTAGAACCATAAGACTTTTAGGAAGTGTTTGATGGCGATAACTAACGGGTATGCAACCCTGTCTGAAATCAAAACAAGTTTGCGAATCACTGACACCATTGATGACACGCAACTTGAATTGGCTGTTGAATCGGCAAGCCGTCTGATTGACGGTTACGCGCAACGGTATTTTTATTCGTCAGGCACGGCAACGCGTGTGTTTGCGTCAGAAAATACTTACCAGGTCACACTTGATGACTTGCTGACTGTGACCACAGTGAAGCTGTCTAGTTTAGATAACGGCACGTTTGACACCACACTAACCAGCACCGATTATCAGTTGTATCCGCTAAACAACGTTGTAGACGGTTTGACTGGTTGGCCTTATACCGAACTTGTTTTGGCTGGCAACTATCTGTCTGCAAACTATGGGTTCACTACCGGTTCAGGTCGGGCAAACGTTCAAATTGTTGGAACTTGGGGTTGGTCGGCTGTGCCTATCGCTATCAAACAGGCAACCATTATTCAGGCTGCCCGTATTTTCAAACGTGCTGATTCACCGTTGGGTGTTGCAGGGTTTGGCGATATGGGCATTATGCGTGTCAGTTCAGGTCTTGACCCTGACGTTCGTCAACTAGTTGACCCTTACCGTCTTATGAGAAACTTCAAGTAATGGCAACCGTTTCGCAGATACGCGATGGCTTAGCGGCTAACCTTGCCACCATTTCAGGGCTTCGAACTTCAGCCACTGTGCCGGATAACCCAAACCCACCGATTGCGATTGTTGAACCAACATCCGTAAACTATGACACCACGTTCGGGCGTGGGCTTGATGAATACCTGTTCAAGATCACTGTGATTGCTGGTCGGGCTGATGAACGGTCTGGTCAGACCAAACTTGACGGTTACTGTAATCCGTCAGGGTCGCTGTCGGTAAAAACTGCGGTAGAATCAGATAAGACACTTGGTGGTGTAGTTCAAAACCTTCGGGTGTCTGGGCTTTCAACATATGGAAGCATCACAATTGCAGAAACACCATACCTAGCAGCAGAATTTGCTGTGACGGTTTACTCTAACTAGGGAAAAAACTAAATGCCAAAATTTGTAGCAACAAACTTTCAGATTAGCTTGAACGGTGTTGACCTGACTTCAAGCCTTTCGTCAGCCACACTTGAGATTTCTTCAAACGAAGTTGAAACCACCACGTTCGGAACTGCTTCGACTGCTTACCGCACTGTTGTTGG